TCGCTTTCCGTGTCTCTAAATCCAATATATTCTATGTATCCTAGAAAACTATACAAATCCATAGTGGAAGACATAGGGATTCTAATTTCGTTGCCTTGGTTTTTATTTTCTCCATTAACATAAAGTTCCATTCCTGATGTATAATCGTTAACATAAAAATCATAATACTTTTCAATTTCGTAATCAAAAGAAGCTATTTTTGTATCATGGTCGCATATTTCAACTTCGGTTTTTGTTTTCTTAATTACAAATTGCCCTCCATCAATTTCAACGCCTTCGACAATGGTTTCTGGTACAGTGTCGTTGAAACTTAGTGACATGTTAAACGAGTCAATTCTTTTTATTCCTTCATCTGGGTCATATTCAATGGCGATAGCTTCATCTTCAAACATTTGCCAAACCGTATCGCCTACTGGGATAGGTAGTGTTGAGTGTTTTCTCCTAAACTCGTCTAGTGCCTTATATACGTTTTCCGTATTCCTTTGAAGTAGTACATTATCAACGTGTTCTCTTGATGTGGGTATTTCAAAGTTTATAACAATGCTAGCATTTAAAATTGTATGATTTGGAACCTCAATATAGTCACCGTCAATGTCACTGATGACAACAGAAATGAAAGGGTCGTATTGCACAGCGTATGAGTTGGTACTTTCTATTCTTTGTTTGAACGTTCTTGGTAAGTCTGCGTTATAGAGACTTACATTAAAATCTACCTCGTCGCTACTATCATTAAGTCTTTTTGATATGATACTTTTTATATCTCTTTGTAAATGTATCATTTGCCTACGTACCCTCTCTTTCTATTAACTATTTCCATTTTCTTAACACGGTTAGTTTTGGTTTGTTTTTTATTTCTTTCTATGTC